AGAATTCGCAAAAGACAAACGCCAAGGGGTAGTAGACGAGGGGCTCGAAAAGAATGCCCACACTACTTACAACCACGAGGTAAAATTTGAGAACATAAAAGCGCGAGTCAATGTAACCCGTTTTAAAGATGACGACACCGACGCGGTCGGTGTTGCTAAAGGGGCTATAATGGCCAATGTTCCAGTCACTGTGCCCAGCAATACAGCCGCAGCGACCATGCACGCAATGAAGAAGAGATGCGATTACAAACCATCTCTCGAAGACATTGAGGTGTTCAAGGCTGGACATGAGGTAATCATGTCCAAGTTCAAGCCAATGGATACCATCTCATTCACTCAGGAACTGTTCGAGCAGTATCTTGTCAAATGCGCGCCTGGAAAATCAGGGAGGCTTCTGGAGGCACTCAACAGCCACCAGTTGAACAGTGACATGGACTCAAAACATGTGTTCGCGAAGCAAGAGGTCCTTTTGAAGGAGCATCAGGCAGAGCCAAGAGTTGTATATCAAGGATCGGATATGTACAACGCGTTAACTGGCCCGGTTGTCATGGAATTAAACAACCGCATGAAAACAGTGTTCTCGAGGAGCAACCCGCTCAACACCGGAAACGTGGTGATCTACGCTTGCGGTGCGTCGGGTGAGGAACTCGGAGATATTTTCATGAATTCACCTGGTGAAGCCATCGAAAGCGACATGAAAAACAATGATGGGAGTCAATCAGGAGAGTTTCGCAAGTATGAAGCGATGCTCTATCTGAAACTGGGAGCGCCAAAGTGGTTCGTTCGCGAGTTCGCGAAGAATACATCAGTGAGGGTTTGGACACGTTACGGTGTCATGGCCACTGTCGAAGGACAGAGGTGGTCTGGGGAAACGACCACCACTACTGGGAATTCTTACGTGAGTATGTGTTTGATGCAGTCGGCTTTAGAGCGGGCATCAATCGTCAAAAGCGTCAACGTCCACGGAGGGGATGACTACCTTGGGTATGTTGAAGGTGATTGCGAGAAATTAAAGACCTGTATTGAGCAGGTAACTGTCCTCAGCGGTATGAAAGCTGAGGTCGTTCCAAAAACTCGCACGCATGCCACCTTCTACCGGAAGCGATATCCGGTTACTTCAATTGGGTGTTATCCAGTCCCGCAACACGGGCGCGTGCTTGCAAAAATCAACATTAGAGCCAACAAGAACACTAATGTTGATGACAGAGCATATATGTCGGGTAAGTTTTACTCGGCGTATTATGAGCATCGGCACGTACCCGGGATACGGGAGCTACTACGCGAAACTGCAGAAAGACTTTCTGATAAACCGTTCTTCGATGTCAGGGCCGTCAAGTTGGCCGAAATGGGAGGAGTGGACAATGTCAACACAATAGTTGAAAAAGCACCGGTGATCTCGATTGCCGAATATAGTGATTTCTTACAAGAAGTCTATGGGATATCTTACGAAGACCTAGTCGATGTTTATTCGCGGGTTTCGCAAAGCTGCGTCGATTATTGCGACGGGTGGACCGAAATCGTGAACGGCAAGGTCAAGAACCGTAGTAAAAATCACAGATACAAACCACCAGTAATGGGCGGCGATGTAATCGATGCTTTGATGCGTGTTGATGTACTATCGTAGTAGAATTCGA